ATAAAAACACACCTACATCCCTTAAAATCTGATTTACATATAGAGTTTACCCCCCAGCATAAAACAAGAACACTTATATTTATAAAAGACATGCCCAACGTGGTGAGCAAACCCCTTCACTTTGTGTCCTGTAATACACAGGGAAAGCAATTCGGGAATCAACTATTCACACTCCCTAAACTGGGGGGCAACTACCACTGCTGGGTGAATTATAACGGAGTCATTATTGATAAATCACCGCTGGAGAAAGATCCGTGGCACGGGAAGACTATATATGTCGGATTAGATGAGTGGAACACAAGAAATAATGAGGAACTGAGTGAGCAATACTTCGGGTGCGGGATATATACATCCTGCTGTAGGTCGGCAGGGGGGCATGATGAATTTATGAAGGACATGGAAGAGAGACTAAAAAACAATGATTATCGCAGAAAAAACTGCTTTCAGAACGCTATGATGGTCTCCATAGATATATTTAATAAAACAGGGGAGAAGGTAGACATCACTATCGGTGCCTGCGGACATAAAATCAAGCACGGACACCCACATATAGACGGGAAGCACCTTCGGGGGAGGTGTCCTATTTATGACCTTGATTATGGATATTAAAAAAAAGACCACTTATAAATAAATAATAATAACGACTCCCTATAAAAATACCCCTTTCAGGGGTGGGACACGTAAAGCACTCCCCAAAACCGCATAACCTAACTATTTGATTTACATATATAGATTACCCCCCATATCAAGCGGAAAGGAACAAAAAGGAATAAAAAAAGATGTCTTATAATCAGGCGAGAAAAAACAAGGCAGATGGTGTCCCACCGAATGATGAATGGTTGACTCCCCCTGCTCTCGTCGCCCTACAAATAGCAATGATACCAGTATCTAATCAATTCACTCATTTTAATGAAAAGGGACAGATAATAACCCCTCTGTGGTTTGATCCATTTAAAAACACGGGAGTCTATTATGACTCATATCCGAAGGCGGTGGATAAAGACTACACAGAAATTTTAGAAGGGAGAGACTTCTTCGCATATGATAAAAAAGTAGATGTCATATGCTCTAATCCACCATATAGTATGTGGGACAAAATATATGATAAAACCATATCATTAGAACCGAAGGTGGTTTCATTCGTGATGAGTACAGGGAACCTCACAAGGTGTAGAATGAATAAAATGAAAAAAGCAGGATATGTCCTCACAAAGATGCATCGGTTTGATGTGAAGCATCCCTCCAAAGAACAAAAATCAAGAGGATATAAATCGTGGATGACCTCACTTATAGTCCAGTGGGAGAAGGGGATATGTCCTAATATTAAAGCAGAATTTACATGGGATGAGACACCCTACCCATTCGTGGAGAAGTCGGTAGAATATCATAGAGAAATAAAAGAATGGGAAGAAGTCAGGCATAATGTAAATGAGATGATGAGTGAAGCGGGATATCTTATTAATTAAAAATCCACCCTCTATTAATCCACGCCTTAATAATAATTAAATCATCCTTAATAATATCTATATCATTTTTAATGTCTTTCATCATATCAATAACATCATCAATAGGTTTTTTATTACGAGGACTTTTTTTATCCAGTCCTCCTTCATCATAGGTCTCGGGGATAATAAACTTATCACAATTAATATCCATACTATATATAATATGAGTTATATTTTTAAATCAAAAAAGTTATCAAAAATGATAATAAAAGGCATCAGGATTTTTATTTTAGGTATGAATTTTTATTTTTTTTCTGTGGCATGCTTTTTCATTTTTTAGATGCGTTTTATTATCAAATATGATAACTTTTTTATTCATCCTCAAAATCATCTGTATTATAATCAGGGTCATCTAATTCATCATCTGTATGTTCTAATAAACTTAATGTTAAGATATCTTTTTTTATATCTTCTTGATTTAATCTTTCATTACACAAGAGGCATACTATCTCAAATAAACATGCCAGTTCAGGGTCATTAATTAATAAACTTTTTATTGTACCGATTTCTTTAATATGGTCTCGTATATCTATTTTAGGCATTATGATATTATTGATATTAAAAAGTTATCAAAAATGATAATAAAAGACATCAGGATTTTTATTTTAGGCATGAATTTTTATTTTTATTTTCAGGGATGCTTTTTTGTTTTTTAGATGCGTTTTATTATCAATAATGATAACTTTTATTTCTTCTGCTGACTTTCTGCGAGGATCTGTGCGAACGGCATTAGATTAGATTTATTCATTTTTGTTATTTTATATATAATAGAACTATCATCTGTTAATGTGGCGAGAGTCATATCGGGGTTATGTATTGATGTGGTTATTGATGATATAGTATGAGGTCTTGTGATTGTGAATTCTATGGGTGAGTCCGCCTGAAAAAAGAAATCACCGAAGGCATTCTCTTTATTAACTACATAAATCACTGGTAGGTTCTGTCCGCTGTCTTCTCCGCCTATATAACTAACATTATCTATAATATCAGATTTTATTAAAAAATATGGTTTTAACATCTTTCTTGGTAGTCTCTCGGCATTTATCTGAGCACTGGTCTGCGTGACATTAATACTGGGATATGAGAGCATAACCGCATTTGCGAGTTCTGTTTTCATCTGTGTTGCGGTCGTGGTCGGTCTAAAACTGGGAGGTATCTGCTGTGAATATAAAGGCACGCCTATCTGATTAACAACCCACTCATTTAAAGTTGAGGGGACTATATTCGCATTAGTAGTTGGTTTACCTATATTATCAATAGTTACCACATCATTAATCATTGTCTGCCGAGATAATGTTGTAGAACTATTAAATTGATTATATGAAAAACCTAAAATGCCCCATAAACTATCGTCCCATTTATTTTCGGGGACTGCCATATTTTCTAAAAAAATGCCCCCATGTGAGTCCATCACAGAAAAGGGGAAGATATTTAAATTATTAGATGATTCGGCATTGACTCCCTGTGAAGGGTTTTTTGCTTGTATCTCTGATAAATATGGAATCATATCAGGTGCGAATGAAACTGCCAGTAAATTTTTATTAACTTTATAAACCTTATTATCAGCATCATCAATCACTGGGTATGACTCACCATTACCAGCAGTGGAGACATTACCTACCTGCTCTGCTGTATATAATTGCTGGAATGAAAAGCGAGATGCCTGCGTATCAAATGTTATGAGTGGATTATTCGCTCCGCAGTAATATTGTCTCCAGTTTTGGAATATCCACTCAGGGCGATATGTGGTATCAGCGTTCTGTGCGTTTGCCTGAAAAGGGTATCCTAATAAACTGCTTTCATTTGCTCTATTAATAAAACTATCTAAATATCCAGCATATAAACATATAGAGGCATTACCATATGCGTTAAAATGAAGGTCATATCCCAGTGTCCTATATCTTTCTATGACGAACCCTGTGGAGTTGCGTATTTCATTAAATATCTGTTGATTAAATCCTATACCATCTGTAGTTATCGCTACCGCCCAGTAATATTTATCTTCTAAATCCGATCCATGCGTAAATAGATGAGGGTTTCTTGGTATTTTTATTGCGACTCTTTTAAACATACCATAATATAAATCAGACGCACTATCTCCTCCGTTTGCTTCTTCTGCTCTTGTTTCATCTCTATAAAAAGGGAGAGGGATGGAGTTATAATATTGAGAGGTGTTTGGTGAGGTGTGTGGTTCTCCTGTCGCCTGTGATATAGAGTTCTCTGTTTCTCCTATTCTTCTCATATGTGTCCCTGCTTCTGTCGCCAGTATATGGTTTGTCTGAAAATTATCCCTGTCCATGCCGTCATCTCCTAATAATGAATATGCTGGGTTTATCTCTGTCTGTGTCGCCTCACTATATAAATGAGTTGATTGGTCATAATTCGTACAATATTCATTTGCCCCCTGATTCATATGAAAAAATCTACAATTATTAGATGTTATTTTATCCTCATATTCTCTTAAACTCTCAAATAATTCAGGGTATCCTCCCTGTGTATCAAAATAGGTCTTTAATAATTTTAAATTATCTTCTGTCCACGGAATAGATGTTTTTATAACTGAATAATTTGTCGGCGTGACATCTTCTGCGATACATGGATAAATAATCTGCTGGATTGATATATTATTAATATCCATACCATCCTCTGTATCTATCTGTTTCTTGCCTATTCGGCATCTTCTTTTTAGTGTCCATATCCCTTTTTCAGGGAAGACCTCCTCAGTAGCATATGTCCACACGCCTCCTATTTCTTTCATTAAATTTCTACCTGCTTCTACGAAATCAGGTCTTTTAAATGCTATTGTTTCGTATGATGATAAATAATCCGCCATATAAAAAGTTTTAGTCGCAGGTTGAGGATGGGTGGGGACGGGGGGTCGGGTTGGTGTTTCATTAGTCTTATCATATGAGACCGCTGGATCATTATATATATGATGACTTAACGCTTGGAATGATACTGATGTCGCACAATTAAATGGTTTATATGTCCCTGCGTCTACAGAAGTGCCGACACGAAGGCGACCTGATGTCTTGGAATCTATTTTTAAATTTTCAGGAGAGACGGCGAGAAAATTCGGAACTCCACCACCGACTTCTATATTAATAGTAGAGGGGTCTTCGGTCGTATTTAATTGATTGGTTAATTCTTCACTAACATTAGAGGGAGCATTATATCCAGCAGGAACTTTTAAATTTTTTATTTCTTGATATTTAATAAAATCATTTATCGCAGGTTCTCTTATTCTACCCCTGAACGGATACCCATCCGCATCTAAATTGGCATAGGGTGCTGTAAATTGATTTCTATTAATAGACTCCGCATCTAAATCTGGAAGATATAATCCTGTATTATCTAAATATCCCCTATAAACATCACTCATTTTAAAAATAGTATATCGTTTGCCGTCATTCTTTTTTTTAACACATCTATTAATAAACTCCTCCATCATATAACTAACAGCAGGAGACTTCGCTGTTGAGGTTTTATTTTCTGCCCAGTCTATCACACATTTACCGAGGTAGTTTTGGTCATTATCAAACTCGCCTTTATCATTTGGATAATTGCCGTTATCATAAAAATAATTATCATCCCAGCATATAGTTGATTTTTGCCATGCGAGTCTCTCACCGAGAACCTCTCCCCAGTGTTCATTGTTTGCGAGATTTGTCCTAAATAAAGGAGGACTTGCCATACCATTCGCATAGTTATCATAATATTGTGCCACTATACCGAATGTCCTTAATGATGTCCCTAATGAACCTGATGTGTTAACAGGGTCTTGACTGATTGTCTGTGCTCCCTTTGTGTCGTGTGAAATCATTAATCTCGCCCATCCTTGTGATCCCCCTGTCCCGCCAGCATCTGCTCCACTTAAATTAGATGTCGCCCCACCTACTTCACCACCTCCTCCACCTTTTACGGAATAAAAAAAAGGGTTCTTCGCTGCATCATATCTACGGGGAAGATGAAAATAACCTTCTCCATTTGTAGATTTAAAATATGATATCCCTAAATTAACCTCATTATCTTTTAATAAAAATGATTGTTTTTTATTTTCATATAAAAGAGTCATAAACCCCTCAGGTGGATATGTGCCGAAGGGATACTGATTAGAAGGATTTAGGGGTTGGAGACGTGTTTGTTCTGTATATTCTACTTCATATGATATATCTAATGATTTGCCAGTAAATTCTATAACATCACCACCACATCCTCTATCACTAACGAACCCTTGATGAACACTCACTTTATCTCCAGCATTTAATCTAACTCCTACACCGAGTTTATTAGTATATAACGCTTTATTAGTATTATTATTACCTTTTTTTTCTTCACTATTAGACCGAGAACAATCTAATAAAATCGTGTCCACATATGGTGGCGTGGATGGGGGGATATTATTTTTACCACTCATTTATATATATGAATAATATTTAAAAAACATTTTATAACTTTATTATTTTTAATTACGCATAATAACATTGAGTGATCCCGTCCTCAATAACAGCATATCTTACAATCTCCATATAGACACGCTGGGTCAGGGTAGTGCCAGCAGGTAGGGGGTCATATTTCGTATATAATTCTATGCCTCTGCTGTTAATCCGCTCCTGTGCGAGAAGTCTCGCTGCCCCGTGAAAGAACTTCATACCGAATGCTTCATCCTGATTGTATGAACTTAAATCTCTGCGTGTGATGGAGACACCCTCACCTGAATATTCTTCTCTATTAACATATGGAACAAGTTGCTCTGCCTGTACAAGATTATGAAAATGCCTAGCATTATTATTCACATCAATAGGATATAAAAAGTTATCATTATATTTAATATTAAATGTAGATTGTCCATTATTATTAGTTAAATAACCAGCAGGTAGTGCTCCGTAGGTTCTTGTAGGAGTCCGAGCATTAAAATTATTTAGTGGAGTAAGATTTGCCTTGCCTGTCCCTGACCCACTATCACCCAGTCCCCACATAACTTTGGTTACCATTCGTCCCGCACCTCCTACATTTCTAATCTGTGTGCCTGTGAATGTATCCGCATCTACAGACTGCTTTGAGAGGCGATAATCTACATATGAAAATTGTAGTTTTTTATTGGCATTTGCGAACGAAACCATCATCTCCTGTGGGAAGTAGATATAATCGGCGATCATACGAGTAGCACCTGTATCTAATGAAACCACTGGATTAGGGGTCGCTGCGTTATCATCTGTGTATGCTCTACCATCAGACGCATTTTGACCGACTAATACCAGTTCTAATTGTATGGACTCACGCATCATATATAGAGGGAGTTGATTTATCTTTAAAAAACTAAATAATTCACTCAGGGCGATTTGGAAGGAAGGCGGAGTATGGTCTGAAAAGCGATTCTCTAAATTTAAAAATTTTTGAGGGACATTCTTTTGAGCGACACTATAATCCCACGCATCATCATCCCATCTACCAGAGGATGTTTCGTAGTTCTGTCCAGTATCTATACCTACTCCCAGTGCCTCAGTAGAAGAAGCACCACCACCATTTGCGGAGGCAGTCGTAGTATCACCTGCTCCACCTTCATTAGTGTAGCAGAACTCGTGGGACATAACTTGTCCTGTTTGATACATTAGTCGCTCACGCATGGACTCGGAAGACATAAACATAGATTTATATGCCTGTAAATGCCCGAAATCTTCGCACTCTGAAATAGTCTTATTACCGATTTTTAGAGTCGCTCGCTGGATAAGAGAGGCGATCCCCACATTAGAAGGCAGGTAAGATGTCGCACCAGCACCTAATTTAAAAATCAATTTTGAGTGTGAATGAAGGATCCCTTTATTTTGTAACTGAAATCTAATAAACTTCTCGCTCTGAACGACAGGTTCTAATACATCACTTTCTACATCTTGTGCGACTTGGTCGGATATTGCTCCGATTTTAATTAAATTCGGTATCTGACCAGCACTCGGTGCTGTAGGCGTAGGGGTCATTTCTTGCGACGGAGTTGCGGTGGCAGGTGCTTGGGGCATAGAGGAATTCATTTTATAATATGAATAACATAAAAAATTATATTAAAAAATAATTATAGATTTTTATAGACCGACTTCTTTTAATAGTTTTTTATTTGATGTAAATATTTCTCTATCTTTGCTTTGTGCTTTTTTTAACATGTTCTCTTTTGTTTTTTTAGGGACATCCGCCCTTACTAATGCTCCTGAAAATGCTTTACGAGGCATCCTTTTAAATTTTCTATCACTGGATCGGACTATCACTACATATCCCGTAGGGACTTCTTTGTCTACTTCTTTTTTTGTACTCTTCGCACCACTACCTTTTAATGTGCCAGTTTTAATTGCTCCTGTTTTTGATGTCATAATTTTTTTTAAATTTGTGATTGCTTCTTTCTCTTTCGCAGTAGGAGGACGAGGGTTCTTGACTGCTGTTCGTGTCTTCTTACTTGCTGGTTTTTTCATCGCTGGTGGTTTAGATCCATATCCCATATTTATAATTAAACAAATATAAAAGATATGTTTTTTATTTATGCCGACCATAAAACCTTTCTTGCCCAGTAGTTTGCCGAGTTTTTATTATTTTTAGTTAAATTACCATTTTTATCTTTGATACCCCCACTTCTTGCGAGATATGATGCTCTCCTTTTTTTATCTTTGTGTTGCGTAAAATCTTTCATCCCTTTTAAACCGAATCCTATTTTTTTATAACCTTTTTTAGTGTCTGCTTTAACATAAACAAACATCTTTTTACTACCTGCTCCTGTGTTTCTCCATGGTTTATATAAAACTGGTTTACCTTTTTTATCTAATGGCATTTATGTATCATAATAAATTGTTCTTAATAAAAAATTTAAGACATCACTTGTAGTCCTGATGAATTAAATGCGAGAGTAGATTTCGCATGGACGAAGACATAAACTGCGTGCGGATTGTTGGTATCTAAATCGGTAGTCATATTCATACCCCACTGGGTGTTAGAGAAGTCTACACCCTGATCCGAGATGCCATCATATGCGATCCCCACAGAATAGACACTGCCACCATCCACATTAAATACATCACGTCCTGTGGGTGTGCCTTCATTGCCTCGTGTGAAGGTAGAAACAGGGTTAATCATAACTTTATTATTAGATGAAAAGGGTTTAATAGAATTCATAGCATTTCTAACAATCTGACTATCTACTTCATTATGAGTAGTCCCATCAATACCGAGGTCATCAATATTGTACTCTAATGGGAAACGAACTCCCCCACGAGTAAATACTAACTGGCGGATTGGAGCACTTGATAAGACACCAGCAGGAGATTTATTAATTAAATGGTCTGTCGCCAGTCCATCGTGTTCTAAATTATTAATCTTATTACTCTCAATAAAATTACAAAATACACCGAGAACACGAGATAATCCTAAATTAAAATTAATAACAGACTGAGTGCTATTAATAGATGTGAAATATGAGGAGATGGTATTGTACTCAAAAGTGTTGGGCATCTGTTTTAACATCTGTGGGGTCGGATTAACTGCTTCACACACGAGTTTTAAATCACTAAATTCATAGAAGGCATTAGACATCGCTGCCGTCGCTGCGTCTGCTCCCGTAGAAGAAAAGAGGACATTAGAATCAGGTGAGAGGTGAATTTCTAACAAGAGTCCCTGCAGACCCCAGTCAGCGGAAAGCGGTATATTGGAAACTCCGTTTAAGAGTCCGCATGGTAATGGAGCACAGAATGAATTTTGTGTTTTATATTGACTGGGTAGATCCAGCACAGACTGCTTATAAAGAGCATAATTCGGGATAGCGAGGGACGACTCCGACATATGAGTGATACCATCGTGGAGGGAATTAGTGCTCGGTAGGAATGTAGATGCGAACCTGCCGTAGTGTTTCACATGCTCTATTGTTTGATGAGTGCGTTGACTTTTAATAACTAACTGGTCAATACATCCATAGATACCTGTGCGTGAATTCATAGAAATAGTATCCGCATCGGTGACTGCTCTATCCGTATCAGTATCTCCGCCAGTCGTTTTATACGCACGAAATTTACCGCACAGACGAACAGACTGACCGATTAACATTCGGTCTTGCTCTCCGATAATAAACGATATAACTGGATTACCTGAATGGAAGGATACTCGCCCGTTTGAGAGGACATTGCTCGGCGTAATCTCTAAATTAACACTGCTCATTTTATATTATGAATAACATAAAAAAAATAAATTAAAATAATGATATTTAAAAAAAAATATTAATAAAATTTCATAATAATAATTAGACAGATAATGCTATCTGATTGCCACGAATAGACATTCGCCTGATATGAGCGACGAAATTGTGCCATAAATGGTTCTTAACACCAGAGGCACTATATTCTACTTGTAAATTAAAATCACGTCCTCGTGTGTCATATACTCCATTTTGTAGTGCGAGTGCTCGTCCTAAAAATGCGGACTCGTGGAGCATCTTAAATGATAGAGGTTTTATCCCCGACATCGCCAGTGCCTTCTCTGCTTCTATACACCATGCCTGCGAGAGACTGCCACCAGTAGCGACAGCACTACAATCTATCTGTCTGCTCGGATTTAATTTACCATTATAAAACCACTGATACTGCTTTAAATTGTCCCACACTCCTACCAGTCCTGAGCGGACACTATTGTTCCACCAGTCAGCACAATAGACACCTGTGCCATTACCGCCGACCCCTTCTTCATCATCATAATTTAATACATTTTTATTGTTATATGAATAGTCATCCACACTATATGCGTTATAGTCTTTCTGTCCTCCTGCGATTGATGTGCCACCACCCCAGTTTAGGTCGCTACCAGTGACCTGTGCGACTTCTCCATAAATAGAACTATCGGCAGGGACAGACAGAATCGCTTTCGCCCTTGATTGATTTAGTGGGAGTCTAATATTCGCCACGACATCATTTTTTAGTTGAGAGTATTTATAATTCGTATGAGATAAGAAATCATAATTTAGTGTGCCATTTTGTTTCATCATACCCATTAGTTTATTAACATATCCCTGTGGCATTTCTAACTCCTGTACAATTAGTTCTACATTGGATAATTGATAATTAAATGTAATAGTGGGAGCAGACAGACCAGTCTTGACTACCTGACGAGAGGCGATTGAGCGAGAAAAGACTGCCCACTCACCTGACGCACCATTCATAACAGGAGAAGTAGCGAGGGAGTATGCTGGTTGTTCTAATGTGAGTCGTGTGAGACCATATCTACCACCCTGAACCGATCCATCCGAAGGGTCTCCTGCGAAAAATTTAATTTCACTAATTCTTAATAGTCCTACATCAGTTATGCCACTGGGAGAAGCGGGATCTACGCAGTCATAAAGGGTAGAACCACCGACATATAGACCTCGGGCATCTGCCGTCGCTGCCAGAGGATTTTTAGTTACATTAATTAAATCAATATATTCACCGACCACGAAAGGGACATTTTCTTTATTAATTAATGAATTATCACGTCTTAACCATACATATTGTATCTTTTGTAGCGTAGTATTACCCCATCCCTGTTCCACCGCCGAAGTGGTATCATAATCCACACCGCCATCAGTATCAGTCTCACCCACAGAATGAAGAAGAGGCAACCACCCTACACGATTTAATCTGCTGGTAGTGTCCAGCACCCTCACGCATTTACTTGCCTTTTCTAATAAAATCTCCACCCTGAGTCCCTCAGTTAATAGACTTGGGAAGACTCGGTCATTTTGGAAAATGCCTGTATGTATCGGCAGTAGGACTTTAATTTTTTGATTACCCAGTTCTTCACCAGCACCAGTCCCGAATGTGGCATCCGAGACTTGATTGTCTGATTTATAGGCACGATTAAATGGATTTTTATTAACATTGTTTAAATCACTCTTTAACCCCATGAATGTGCCACGACACTGGGGGTTAAAATGAGAAACACCCTCAGTTAATGCCCTCTTTTGTCTAATGCTGTCAGTTGCTTCATAATCATATCGTAGAGCAGTTATCACATTATAGTCCTGTATCTCTTCTAAAAGTTGTCCCCCCGCTCCGCCAGAATAAATACGAATGTCTTTTATTAAACATTGTGCTCCGCTCTGTGCGTCTAAAAATAATCTGACTTGTTCATTACATTCTACCTGTAGATCCATTTTTAAATAGGTCTCTTTTGGTTGAATAAATCTTACATTAGGAGGGATGGTAATATGAATTAACTGATTTTGTTTATAGTCTAATCCATTCTCTGCGGGAATACTAATCTTAGTCTGCTTAACAGGAATCTTGTCATCGCTCGTCCAAAAACTACTCATTTTATATTATGAATAACATAAAAATCTATAATAAAAATTTAAACTTAAATATTGAGTTTATAAAAAAGTTATCAAAAATGATAATAAATTGACTTTAAAAAACAAAAAAGCATGTCTAAAAATAAAAATGAAAAATCATATCAAAAATAAATACCCTGATGCGTTTTATTATCAAAAATGATAACTTTTATTAATGAATGTTTTTTTTTATTAAAATGAACCTGTACCGACACTTGCCTGCTGGACTGCTGTGGGTGCTCCCTGTGATGCGATTAGTCCCTGTGCTTGTAGAGATGGTGCGGATACTCCTGCCTGATTAGGGTTAGGGTCTTTACCTTTACCTGCGAGGTCGTCTTTCGCATCTTTTATTTTTTTATCTTTGTCCTCTATTTCACCGATACCCGATGAGATGGCACTAAAAAGTCCGAAGGCAGCACCGAGAGGTGCGAAAATAGGCACTGCCTCTGAAATCGCATCAGTTGCTCCTGCCATAATACCTAATACATTACCCGCTTTCTCTCCAGCATTATTGCCTACGATTTTACCAGCACTAATATCTTGTGTTAAATCATCTACTCCACCTATGACTGATAATGTAGTGCCTACTTTGGATGCGATACCACCTACATGTCCGAGACCTTTTTTAACCATATCACCTACGGCATCACCCCCAGCATCGGCAGCGGAGTCCACTGCTCCTGCTTCACTGCCTCCTGCTGACCCTGAACCTGATCCGCCTTCACTTTGTGGGGCATTTGTGCTACCATCACCACCTACATTATTAGTGGCATCTGTCCCCGTAGATGATGCATCAGTTGACCCTGCTGAATTAGTGGCGGGGGCGTCTGATGGTCTGACTACCATATCAGTAGAAGTAGAAGCAGGAGCAGACACACCAGCAGACCCACTATAATCTTCATTAATATTAACATCACCGAGACCACCACTTGCCTCAGGGGTTTCACCTACATTAGGACGGACATTATCTCCTCCCTGTGCGAACTCTTCACTCATCGGATCATTAGAGGTTGTCCCTGCTGACCCTGCCTGAAAATCTGATCCAGCAGACTGGACTGCCGACTGAGCACTGCCTACTCCTTTTTTAATCCCTCCTGCCACTTTGGAGGGTCCCTTGCCCCATGCTTCTTGTGAAGTGAAATAATTTCTACCCGATGCTTTAACAGCATTATATGAGGCGACCGCCTTCGCACCTTTCGCACCTACATTTAAAGTTGCTTCCTCTATACCTTTATCAGTGGTTGCCTGTTTCGCCTGACCGAACTGACCTTGTGCGGTTGTAATCATACCCTCATATTTCTGTCTTAACGCATCGTTATGGTTTTTTATAGACTGATTAACTCCCACCATATCCTCCATCATAGAGTTCTGCTGGTCTTCTGCTCCACTGATTTCCATATTTATAATATGAATAACATAAAAAAAAATTTATTTTTATAAAACTATTTAGGGACTTCGCCGTCTGCTTCTGCTCCGTCCAGATTAAAATTACCCCCTGAAATCATATCATTATAACCCTGACCACCCTTTGCCACGAGTTTAGTAAAATTATGATAGGCGAGAGGAGGATTAGATGTTAAATCTAAATATAAAAAGTCATATTTTTTAGGTGTGGCAGCACGATATATTGATAAAAAATTATCCGCTCCTCCGAACTGATCGCCTACCTCCTCTGCTATCTTGCCTAACTCCTTTGTATTCGGGAACGGACTACCTATTATCATATGCGTACAATTAGAACGGATGACTGGACTAACCGCACGATAATTTTGTGAGGACATTAATAATAATTTAATATTATAATGACGAAAACGACTCGCTAAATGATTAATTCTTGCCTCTCTTCTAATCATACCGATAATATCATCTAACACGACAGCGAGGTCGGGGCGATCGTTGGGGTCTTCATATGAACTCTGTTTATCTATCATTTGGTCTATTAATTCGTCTGAATATTCATCATAACAATCAAATGCTTTTTTTAAAAAACGGGAGGTTTTATCATTATAAATTGTAGGACTTATACACATCACTTCATCAAAGAAATCCTGACCGAAGAAGTCGCTATTCAGTAATAAATTACTAATTATTGTGCTCTTACCTGTGCGAATCGGAGATATCATTAATAAAAGAGCAGGAGGTTGAGGGAGCATAGGATGTAGGGGTTTAGTTTTTTCTTGTGGTGGATCTAATACTTTTAATATCTGTAGGTCGTGTGCTGGCACAAATTCACTCATATATATATATAAAAACATATTAAATTAACTTTGCTTCCATAACCCTTTCAGTTGCTACTTTAAAAATATCCTCATCTAATTCTATCCCGATAAATTCACGCCCCATCTCTACACATGCGACACCCGTAGACCCTGAACCCATACAGCAGTCTAATATGACATCACCTTCTTTACTATAATATTTAAGACACCATTTTATTAAATCTACTGGTTTTTGTGTGCTGTGTTTTCCTTTTTTAGATTTAATATCTAATATTGTATCGGGATAATGAGAGCATACAGGACATATTTCATCAGTAGTGCCGTCTATATATGAAACTGGTAGTTTCGG